GACAATTAAAGCGTTTCCAACAACACAGGCTATGCCGCTACAGAAAATCGACTGTGAAAACATAGCCTTAGATTCCGGACTATAGGAGGGACGACATAGACCTACAGCATTTATGTATTAGTAATGGACTGTGGATAGCTTACAATGCAGCTACTACTACTCTTTAGCTACACTATGTTGCAACAAAACAACATATGCAAATATATCGCTTGACAACATTTTCAATCGGAGTAAAACTATGGGGTGTAGGGGTAGGGGCTATATAGACAACATAGCAATGCAGTGAGCATAGATGATGTTGTTGATATGAATTGATGTTGCTCTGTGCTGACAAACGATTATAGACAATCATCAAACGCTAAACACAGTCTATGAAGTCTATAAAGACGCTAACACAAAATCGACTGTGAAGATACCAACTATAGATGTTCTTTCTGTTTGTTGTTTACTTTGTTGTTGTTTAGCTATATACTCTTTCATCACTAGCCTACACATCTGAAGATAGGCAGCTATGAAGACCTATATAGAAGCATATGAATATTTTGTTGAGTAGACAAGCGGTTGAAGCTAAAGGGATGTTGAACAGTCCCCCTTATTCTGTTGCAACGGAAGTGTTTAAAGCGCTACACCGTGACAACTTAGACAACACACATATACCGCACAGTGATGTCTATTATGTTAGAGCCGCTTTAGAGAAGCACACAGGCTACTACTTCCCTTTAGATGTTGTAGAGAAGGCGATGTGTGAAGAAGGCTGGCGCGATAGGCGCGGTAAAGGACGATATTGATATGGCAATCAAACGAGGCAGTGAAGAGTTTAGTGGCTACAACAAGCCAAAGGCAACACCCGATCATCCGACGAAGAGTCATGCTGTGTTGGCTAAAGAGGGTGACAAGGTGAAGCTCATTCGCTTTGGTCAGCAGGGTGTTAAAGGCGCTGGTGACAACCCTACTAGCGAGAAGGACAAGGCTCGTAAGAAGTCCTATTACGCACGGCATAACGCTCAAGACCCTACACCGGACAAGATGTCGGCTAGGTATTGGTCACATAAGGTGAAATGGTGATGGCTACAAAATCTAAAGTGAATGAGGCTGGCAACTACACCAAGCCAACAATGCGTAAGGCTTTGTTTGAGAAGATTAAAGCTGGCACCAAAGGTGGTGATGCAGGCCAATGGAGCGCTCGTAAGGCGCAGCTATTGGCTAAGGAATACAAAGCTGCTGGTGGAGGCTACAAATGAAAGCGCCACAGAAGTCTCTAAAGGAATGGACAGACCAGAAATGGACAACAAAGTCTGGTAAGCCTTCGTCGGAAACAGGGGAGCGTTATTTGCCTGAGAAGGCTATAAAGGCTTTGACCTCTGCTGAGTATGCAGCAACGACAAAGGCTAAGCGTGAAGGTAAGGCGAAGGGTAAGCAGTTTGTTGCTCAGCCTAAGAGTGTGGCAAAGAAGACGGCTAAATACCGTTAACATGCTATAACTATAACGTTGAGGCATGGCCTCTATTTTTTATTGAAAGAAACTATCATGGCTATGAATCAAATGACAGCAGCAGCTAAGGTTGCTAAATTGCGTGAGATGGCAAAGGACAAGAGCCTGCCTCAAGACGTGCGTAACACCTATCTCGACGAAGCTGTGAAGCTGGAAGAGAAGGCTGCTGGTAAAGCTGGTGTGAAGCTGGCTAAGGGTGGTGCTGTGAAGAAGCCTGCTACTAAGAAGACCGCTGCTAAGCCAATGATGTATGGTGGTATGGCTGAGAAGAAGCCAATGATGGCTAAGGGTGGCTCTGTTGCTAAAGCAAAGAAAGGCGGTAAGTGATGTCTATTCTCGGTAAATTTGCAACAAAGGCAATGAAGAAAGATGTTACAGGTGCTGTGAAAGCTGAAGTTGAGCATCTGACTAAGATGAGAGAAATGGTCACGAAGAAGAAAGATGAGCTTGAAAAGATTAGCAAGTCTGGTAAAGAAGACGACAAATACTATTCTAAAATGGAACTTGATCGTCGAACAGAAAACAAAGACATGGTTAAGTCTTTGAAGGAAAAAGAAAAAGAAGGTAAGCTCACTAAGAAGCAAGTAGAGAATCGTGCTGATGCCAATAAGAAACGACCAATGAGTAGCGATAGTATTCGCGATAGTATTCAAAAACAAGTTGATCGTGAGTCGGACGATATGGAATTCAGAAAAGGCGGTATGGTTAAGAAGTATGCCAAAGGTGGCATGGCTAATTGTGGTGCATCAGTACCACCTGCACAGAAAGCGAAGAAATAATATGGCTACAAAGAAAGCGTTCAAGCCCTGCGAAGGCTGCCCCACTCCTGCTAAATGCAAGGCTGCTGGTAAATGTCTTACCAAAGAAGGCAAGGGTAAGCCTATGGTTGCCATCATGATTGGCGTTGGTAAGCCCATGAAGGCTAAGAAGAAATGAAGCAGACAAAGAAGCAAACCGCCAAAGTTGCCAAAGTGATGGGAGAGTTCAAAGAAGGCTCCCTGCACAGCGGCAAAGGCGGCAAAGTTGTGAAGAGTCCTAAGCAAGCCATTGCAATTGCATTGTCTGAAGCTAAAGTGAAAGCTAAGAAGTAATGGCTAACGGAAACAACAAGGCTGTAAAGACTCGTAGCGTTGGTACCAACTTGGTAGCTGGTGCTGCCAACACCATCTATACTTGTCCTCCCAATCATGCTTCTAGGGTGGAGTTGCTCTTTGTAGCCAACACCACTTCTGGTAATAAGACAGTGTCAATCCAATGGCACGATGAAAGCTTGAACAAACAATATTACATTGTTGGTGGCTACACTGTTTCTGCTTACAACTATCTGAAAATTGACGGTAGCTATCTGGCATTGAGTGCTGGTGACTACATTGTTGTAACACCTGAAGCTGGCTCAGTTATGGACGCTACAGTGAGTGTTGAAGAATATTACGATCCTTTGAATAATGGCTAAAAAAGAACTTACAGAACAACAGAAACGATTCCTTGAGGTGTTGTTTGCTGAAGCCAATGGCAACATCAATCACGCTATGAAGATGGCAGGGTTCTCTGAAGGCTATAGCCGCAGACAACTCACCAATGCTTTGAAGGAAGAGATCATTGAAGCTACACAGCTTTACATTGCTATGGCGGCTCCAAAGGCTGCGGTGGCTATGATTGCTGCCATTGACGATCCTACAGAGCTTGGCCTCAAAGAGAAGATGTCAGCCGCTAAAGACTTGCTTGACCGTGCTGGTCTGGTAAAGACTGAGAAGGTGCAGGTAGAGAGCAACACAGGCGGTGTCATGATATTGCCTGCTAAGGAACGTGAAGAAGAATGACAGAGGCTACAACAGCTTACGACTTCGGCCTCGGTGTCTTTATACTCCCACAACCAAAAGATGCAAAAGAGTATGTTAAGATTCCGAGGCTAGGTCGAACCATTCCATTTGGTTACATAGCTGATGAAGCTGATGATGGATGGCTTGTTCCTGTACCTTTAGAGCTAGAGGCGCTGGAGAAAGCTAAGAAACATCTGAAGCAATATAGTTTGAGACAGGTTGCTGCTTGGCTCACTACTGTGACTGGTAGAGAAATAAGTCATGTAGGTTTGATGAAGAGGATTAAGAGTGAACAGTCCCAAAGACGTAAGTCCTCTACTTATCGAGAGCTTGCCGACAGGTACGAAAAAGCCCTTAAGAAAGCGCAAGAGTACGAAAAAAGAACAGGCACCGGACAAGACAGCTTCTTCGGTAGTGATCGATTCGTCCAACTTAGCGCCACCTTCTCCGACAACAGCACCGATAGTTGAGCCTGTTGAGTATGAGAACGTCATATTCAAACCCAACCCCGGTCCTCAGACAGCTTTCCTAGCTGCTCCTGAACGTGAGGTGTTGTATGGTGGTGCTGCTGGTGGTGGTAAAAGCTATGCCATTCTTGCTGACCCTCTTCGCTACATAGCCCATCCCCAATTCTCTGGACTCATTCTTCGTCACACCACCGAAGAACTGCGTGAACTCATTTGGAAATCGCAAGAGATGTATCCGAAGATATATCCCGGCATCAAATGGAGTGAGAGAAAGATGCAATGGCAGCACCCAAGTGGTGGCAAACTGTGGATGTCCTACCTTGACCGTGACGAAGACGTTATGCGTTATCAGGGTTTGTCGTTCTCCTACATTGCTTGGGACGAATTGACGCAGTGGCCTACGCCGTTTGCCTACAACTACATGCGTTCTCGTCTGCGTACTGCTGCTCCAGACCTGCCAGTGTTCATGAGAGCTACCACCAACCCCGGTGGACCCGGTCATCAATGGGTCAGGAAGATGTTCATTGTCCCTGCACCGCCCGGTAAAAGCTTTTATGCTACCGATATTGATACAGGACAGATGCTGGTGTACCCAAAAGGGCACAGCAAAGAGGGCTTGCCTCTGTTTAAGCGCAAGTTCATCTCTGCAAAACTAGCAGACAACCCTTATTTGGCTGAGTCTGGTGACTACGAAACCATGTTGTTGTCTCTACCGGAGCATCAACGTAAGCAATTGCTTGAAGGAAATTGGGATATTGCTGAAGGTGCGGCGTTTTCTGAGTTCAATAGAAGTATTCACGTAGTAGAACCCTTCACCATTCCCTCAAACTGGCCCCGATTCAGGTCTTGTGACTACGGATATGGTAGCCATAGCGCTGTGTTGTGGTTTGCTGTAGCACCTGACGACAGTTTGGTTGTCTACCGAGAGCTTTATGTCAGCAAAGTGTTGGCAGAAGACTTGGCTGTGATGATATTGAACGCTGAATCTGATGAGAAGATTCGTTATGGGGTGCTGGATAGCTCATGTTGGCACAAACGTGGTGACACTGGACCATCTATTGCTGAACGAATGATAATGAAGGGGTGTCGTTGGCGTCCTGCTGACCGTTCTGCTGGTAGCAGGGTGGCTGGTAAGAACGAAATACACCGCCGATTGCAGGTTGATCAGTACACTGAAGCACCTCGTATAGTGTTCTTCAATACTTGCACACAAATCATTGCTGACTTACCAACTTTACCAATTGATAAGACAAATAACGAAGACATTAACACCAAAGTTAGCAACGATCACACCTATGACGCTTTGCGTTATGGTGTTATGAGTCGTCCACGCAGCGGATTGTTTGATTTCGATCCTGCTTCTCAGACATCCGGTATGTCTGTGGCAGACCCTGTGTTTGGATATTGAAATATTTACTACTAAGAGGTTCAATGTTATACCTCTGCAACATCTTTACGGAAAACTATGGCACTTATTGACAAACCACAAAGCGACAAGAACATTGTCTTGGACGACTCTACCAAAACCGAAGACACCTTCAAAGCTGGTGGCCTGATTGCGTTCGTCAACGAGCGCTACAACCGCGCTGAAGAAAGTCGTCGCTCTGACGAGACACGTTGGCTACGTGCCTATCGCAACTATCGCGGCTTGTACGGTCCTGATATGCAATTCACATCGACTGAGAAGTCTCGTGTGTTTGTGAAGGTGACAAAGACTAAGGTGTTGGCAGCATACGGTCAAATCATTGATGTGTTGTTTTCTAACAACAAGTTTCCGCTGAGCATCGACCCGTCTGTGTTACCTGAAGGTGTATTGGAGTCTGTTCATTTCGACCCTAAAGCTACAACACAGCCTACACCATCTATTCCGTTTGGTGAAGAAGGTAGTGCTGCCATCGGTAACGACTTTGACCTCGACAAGCTTGAGGAGATGTTGGGTGCTTTGAAGGATGACTTGAAAGATATTCCCGGCTTGAAGAAGGGTCCGGGGCAAACACCATCGTCTGTGACATTCAATCCTGCTATGGTGGCAGCTAAGAAGATGGAGAAGAAGATTCATGACCAGCTTAATGAAAGCAACATGAATAAGCATCTCCGATCAACAGGCTT